TTTGCCCCTTTAAGAAAATAAGCCCCTTCTCAGTTCCCCCTATGCGGGCTCGCTCACTCCGTTCGCTCGGCGCTCAAGGCCGCGCGGCCAAGTGGGCAACTGGCTGACGGCTCACGTGGCCACCAATTCACCTGTGCCAGTCACAGCCTGCGCGCTGTGAATAATCAAAGGAAAGCACCTACATTTGGATTATGGTGTTCATAAATTGTTTACAAATTTAAACGTTTAAACGAACACTCGTTCCTTGCTTTTCGCATACAAAATATGCTATAATAAAGGTGCAACAAAGGAAAACAACAAAACATCAAATAAGGAGATAAGGAAATGACAGATATCAGAATGAAAGAATGTAGCGGGGCAAGAAGAGCAACTAAAGTTAGATTCATAGATAAAGAGCGCGAAATAATGATCGAGGGTAATTACAAATCTATTTATAAAGCGTGCCACAATCAGTTAGCAGATAGATATGCTACACTGGTGGAAGATGGTGAGATAGTAGTAATCTATATTGGCAAGTTAGACGAGAGATCATTTTAAGGAGGGTAAAGCAATGACAAAGAAGCAGATGTTAATCAAAGTATCAGAACTCGAAGCTGACGCATGGGACATCTTACAAGTTTACAAAAGGATTTACGGAGCAAACAACGAAATGACATACAGGAAATCCGGCGAATGGCTCATGGCAGACAGAATAAAAGAAATGTTAGAAAAGGAGGTGAGATAATGAACCAGTGGTCAAAAGCGTATTTAGAAACAGCTTTAAAATGCTTAGATAAGGCGCTTGATATTGAAACAGATGATAGCGTAGTATTAACTCTTTATTGTGCATATACTGACATAAAGAACCTTTTAGATGAGGAAAAATCTGAAGAAATTATAGATAACATCAATGAAATATTAAATGAGGAGGAATTGTGGTGAAAGTAACAGTATCAGTAATAGATAGACGCACTAAATTCGGCACAAGTAATAGGGAATTCTGGAGTTACTTATCAGCGTACAAGTACATCAAAGCACATTTAGATACAGCATTATCAGTAGTAATTAAATTTGAAAGTGATACATATAGACGCACAATACCTGAGTTTATAAGTTTTATGGAACTGGAGGAAATGCCATGATAGACACCACCAACACCACAGCATTAACAGTTAAGATGTTACAAGATGCAATCTCATCATACGGAATAAGGTATGATGAGTACGCATTACTTGAATTAGGCAGGTCTATAGGAAAGCTTATCGAAGAGGACGATTATGGGTGCCCGCCTTATTACAAGGTGAAAGCAACAAGTGGAGACGTATCTAAACTTATGTATGTGTATATAAGCCTGATGGAATACGAGGAAAAGCGTAATAAGAAATGGGAGGTATAGATTAATGTTATTAGTAATAATTATCATTATCAGTATTGTTTTATTTTTATCTTTTCTGAGTGGTGCGTGTCACGGAGAACCCGTTTATAGCGTTCCAGTAGCAATCATATTATTTATCTGGGTTTTTATCTTAACTACTTGACATTCGAACGAATGTTTGGTATAATAAGTATAGTAACAAATAACAATTCCAAATAAGAAAAGGAGAATCAAAATGAAGGAAATCATGGTAACAAGAACAGTAGAAGCCACAAGAGCAGTGGTATTATGTCTCAACATAGAGACAGCAGAGCCTTTCAACGCAGAATGCATCATTCCTTACGGAACAGACGACAAGGAGAAAGCATTAAAATATGCTCAGAAGCACATGTGTTTAGCACCGGATTCCAAAGCCGTTTCTATCGTAGATATGTACATTCAGGAAACGCGCTACGGAATGCCGTTATCCCAGTTCATTGCAGATGCGGTAAAACTGGAACCGCTTAAGAAACCGGAATAAAGCTTACAGCCCTTAACTGTAAAATAAAAGCTTATTCATAGTATAACCCTGAACGCCTTACGGCAAACAAAATGAAAAGGAGAATTTCAAAATGAAGATTGTAAAAACAAGCAGAGAGTTCACAAAGCAGGAGCAGTATCTTATGACCATGTCGCCAACACTTAAGATGGTAAATCACGTAGAGGACGGGGAGACATTAAACGTGAGCGGATATCTCACTTACACTGATACTCAGTCGGACGGAGCAGAGGTTGAAATCCTTTCTGTAATCGGCTTAGACAAAGCAGGAAATGTAGATATATGGGCTTGTCAGTCCAGAACGTTTAAAGAGTCTTTCGGAAACCTCGCTTCTATCTTTGGTGATGAAGAATTTACCATTGTGAAGATTTCCGGTGAAACAAAGGCAGGAAGATCATACGTAAACTGTGATTTAGCACATTAAGTAATGTGACCATTCAGGACGGAATAACTTATTCCCCTCCCTCAATTACTGGGGGAGGGATTTTTATTAAATGTTTCATTGCATGCCCCGCTTTATCGGGTACGTGAAACATTGAAAGGGGTTTTCATGGCAAAGCGTAAAGCATCAAAACTGCAACAGGAATACAACAAAGAATACGCAAGAATACAGCGTGCCATGCGTCGCGCCGAGTCCAGAGGTTATTTCTTTGACGTAGAACCAGTTCTACCACCTAAAACAAAGAAGCCTACTCGCAAAGAACTCAATCGACTAAAGTCGATCACACCTGATAAACTTTATGATAAGGCGAGAGCATATAATCCTGAGACAGGAGAAATTTATTCTGGTAAAGAAGCCAGAGCCATCGAACGCCGCGCTTCGGCACAAAAAGCGGCAGAGACGCGTAAACGAAAAACCGAAATACAGGCAGTAAAGCAGGAACCACTTCCAGTAATGGCAGACATCATCATAGGCAGATTCAGAGAAATGATATCACGTTTTCCCGGCTCTGCTGAACCAGTCCTTACCCCATGGTTAGATAATTTGATTAACGTAAGAGGTAAAGAGGCAGTTGCTACGATGTTGGAAGATGGTAGAGCGGCCGGATTAATAATTGACAACAAAGTTGCATACTCCCAGATGATTTATACTTACATGGCCGATATGTTAAGTTATTTACCTCTCGATTCAGCCGAGAGACAAGAAGTAACAGACAGCATAGAGGAATGGGAGGATAACTCAGAATGGCCGGAATAAAATGTAAAGAGGTGGTAAGAAATGAAGCAAAGAAAATTCAGATATTTCAGTGCAGATTTCGAAACCACTGTATACAAAGGTCAGGTGAATACGGAAGTCTGGGCGGCGGCTTGCGTAGAACTCATGACAGAAGATGTGAAGATATTCCATTCAATCGGAGAACAGTTAGAATACTTTATCAATCTGGATTGTAATGTATGTGCATATTACCATAACCTTAAATTCGATGGTTCCTTTTGGCTCTCTTATTTAATCACAGTTTTGCAATGGAAACAGGCCTATCATCAACTTTCAAAGGACAATCCAGATGCGGTTGAGTGGTTACGTGAAAAGGATATGCCTAACAAGACATTCAAGTACAGCATTTCAGATAAAGGAATGTGGTACACCATCACCTTAAAAGTAAATGGCCACGTCATTGAACTGAGGGATTCACTTAAGCTTTTGCCGTTTTCAGTAAAACAGATCGGGCAGAGTTTCGCAACAAAGCATAAAAAGTTAGACATGGAGTATGAAGGGTTTAGATATGCAGGCTGTGAAATTACAGAGGAAGAAAGAAAATATATAGCGAACGATGTGCTTGTAGTCAAAGAAGCTTTAGAGATTATGTTCGAAGAAGGACACACTGATTTAACTATAGGTTCTTGCTGTCTAAAGGAATACAAGAAGTATTATGATAAAGAAGAATATGATTCCATCTTTCCTGATTTGTACGATTTCAAGCTTGATAAATCACAGTATGGCTATGAATCAGCCGGAGATTATATACGTAAATCCTATCGTGGTGGCTGGTGTTACGTAGTAAAAGGCAAAGAGAATAAGAAATATCACGACGGTCTTACCGCAGACGTAAACTCTCTATATCCTTCCATGATGCATTCAGAATCAGGAAATGTGTATCCGATTGGTAAACCTTATTTCTGGAAAGGCGATTTTATTCCAGATAAAGCCATAGGAGCCAACAAATATTACTTTGTAAGAGTGAGAACAAGATTCTATATTAAGCCTAACAAATTACCATTCATTCAGATTAAGACAACATTCAGGTATAGGGGGACAGAATGTTTAGAAACAAGTGACATATTAGATGATAAGACAGGCATATATCACAAACAGTATATTGACATTGACGGAACAGTAAAAGAAGCTGTCAATGAAATGGTTTTAACCATGACTGACTTTAAGCTTCTCAAAGATCAGTACGATTTAGTAGATTTTGAAATATTAGATGGGTGTTGGTTTTATGCACAAATCGGATTATTTGATGGCTATATAGATAAATACAAAGACATGAAGATAAAGAGCAAAGGAGGTAGAAGAACCTTGGCAAAACTATTCCTTAACAACCTATACGGTAAGATGGCTTCAAGTAAAGATTCTTCATTTAAAGTTGCGTTCGAAAAAGATGATGGTTCACTCGGGTTTAGATTGGTGCCAGAGCATAACAAGAAAGCCGGATACATTCCGATTGGTTCAGCTATTACCAGTTATGCAAGAAATTTCACAATCAGAGCGGCACAGGCAAACTATTATGGTATCAACGAGAGGGGGTTTATCTATGCAGATACCGACTCTATTCATTGTGATTTATCACGTGAAGAGGTCAAAGGTATTAATGTACACGAGAGCGCATTTTGTTGTTGGAAACTTGAAAGCTTTTGGGACGTTGCTTACTTTACTAGACAGAAAACTTACATTGAGCACGTTACCCATGAAGACGGAGAGCCAGTTGAAAAACCATACTACGATATTAAATGTGCCGGAATGCCTCAGAAGTGTAAAGATTTGTTTGCAAGATCGATGGGAGTAGAAACAGATAATAGAACTTTAACAGAAGAAGAAGTGAATTTTGTTTCAGTTCACAGAGAACTTGAAGATTTCACAGAGGGCTTAAAGATACCCGGAAAACTTATGCCAAAGAGAATTAGAGGTGGCATATTACTGACAGAGACAGATTATGAAATGAGGTAGAATATGACAGTAAATGAATTGATAACAGTATTAAAAACACTACAAAACAATGGACACGATGATTATGAGGTATTTGCCGTATCAGACCATGATATGATTGAACCCGACGGAGAAATTACCGTAAAAAGATGCGAGCATGAAATCTATATAAGAGGTGATTTATTATGAAAGTTGACACATTGTTAAAAGTAATACCAAAGCATTTAGATATCATAATCATATCAGATGGAGAAATGATTGAGTTTAATTCTTTAATTGATACATGGAATTCAGTAAAAGCATATGGTGAATGTTACGTGAAAGAAATATTCCCTTTAAGCAACGGCATAGCGATTAAAATTTAAAAGAGGGAGATTACTCTCCCTCTCTTTATATCTATAACCTACGCGCCTCCAGAGCCAATACGCAATATTGAATATAAACTCACGGCAGTTTTGAAGCTGTGCGTTCCGCGGTTTACAAAGTAGGACACGCAGGAAGATACCTAATATGACAAGGCTTTTAGAATAGCCTCCTTGCACTTTAAATCTTTAAATCTAAAACACCCTTTCTCAAAGAACCACCGCCATGTCTGTAATATCATGTCGTTACGGTGAAGCATGACATAATTGACTTCATGATCGTCTGTCGTTACAGTTATCTTTACCCTATGACTCATGTCAGGACGATTGTCACAATACACAATTCCCAATTCCGGATATTCTCTTACACCATAACAAGCATTCTGATATTTAAGCGTTCCGATGTAAACGCTCTTTCCCTCCGGCTTATCAATAAATGCCATAGAGTCATTCAAGTAAACACATTCAGAGGAATAAGCTACATACTCATTTGATGCAAAAGCCCTGTTAAATCCCGCATTCTTCTGAGCTTCCGATGCGGCTCTGACAAAACCTTGTTCCAGAACCCAACCATCACCTCTAAGAATCTTTGTATCTGTAGCCAGTCGATTACTGATTCCCATTTCCACATAATACGGGTTTATAATAGATACGGGGTTACCAATCATATACACAGGTAAATACCTGTACTGCTCTCCGTTACCTCGGGCAAGTGAAGTATGCACAGAAATAAATTTCTTAATTTCATCTGCACAATAATGATTAGTTTCGCTCTGGAACTCATCAAATAACTGGCTGTTTGAATCGGTCATAAGATGAGAATATTTCTTTATCTGGTCTGCCGCATTAAGAGCGATTGCATAACCACATGATTCATCATTCAAAAACAGTTCGTGGAAGATACCTGCCGCTCTTCTCTTGCTTTTAAGAATATCCTTTGGGAAGAACAGCCTCGCAATGTCCGTGAAGAACTTCTCGTCACAATCATCTAATTCATAATTAAACCGATATGTCAAGAGGAATTTTCCCTTACCATTCTTAAATCTGTTCACAGCAAGACGGTTAAAATAGGTAGTCTTTCCGCCTGTTCTGTTACTTGTGCACAAAAATATCTCAGGTTTTCTACCATTTATGTCCATTGTAGACAAAAGTCTAGTGCCATCGTAGTACATTTGCTCTTTCATATTGCGCAATCCTCCTAATTTATTATACCATATTTTGTTGATTTTTTCAAGCCTTTGTGGTATAATATAAGAAGAAATAGAATATATGTTCGAAGGGAGGGTAGCAAGTTATGGATATTAATGCAATTGTATCTGCAATAGGCTCACTTGGATTTCCCATTGTAGCCTGTGCCGCGCTGTTTTGGCAGAACTGGAAACAGTCAGAACAACATAAAGCGGAAACTGATAAGCTTTCGGAATCACTGAACAATAACACTTTAGTGATGCAGAAGATTTTAGACAGACTTGAAAAGGAGTAAAGCATGAAAACAGGAATTGACGTTTCAAAATGGAACAAAAAGATTGACTGGGAGGCGGCGAAAGCAGACGGGGTCGAATTTGCCATCATTCGCGCAGGATACGGAAGTGGTAACATTGACCCATACGCACACATGAACTGTGTTAAATGTAATTCATTAGGAATTCCGATTGGCATTTACTGGTTCAGTTATGCATACAGCGAGGAAATGTGCCGCAATGAAGCACGTAAAGCTGTAGCCTTTGCAAACAGACATCTGCTTGAACTTCCGATCTACTTTGATTTCGAGTATGATTCAGAAGACTACGCCGAAGATCACCACGTAAATGTTTCACGTGAAACATATTGCAAGTATGTTACTGCTTTCTGTGAGGAAGTAGAGAAGGCCGGATTTTACGCCGCATTTTACGTGAACAAAGATTACATGCTGAGAAAGACAACACAGGAACTCAGAGACCGTTTTGATATGTGGCTTGCCGACTATGACAGACCCGTGTGTTTTAACAACGCTCACATGATACAGATCACTGATCATGGAACTATGTCAGGTGTTGCAGGTTATGTAGATTTAAACCAGACTGATCGCGATTACCCTGCAATCATTCGCAAAGCTGGATTAAATAATTTAAAATAAGGAGGTTATAAAATGGCCGCTAGGAGCAGAAAGTGGTCTTCCAGAGCAAGGCGTGACTTTGACAAAAAGGAAGACTACAGGAAGAAAGAGGGCGAGGAAGATCGTTACGAAAAACGTGACGACAGAAGGAAAGATCGCCCTGAAAGAGAAGACGAGGAAAGAACCAAAGACTCCCACCGTGACGATGAGAGAAGCCCTCGTGAACTCGAAAAAGATGCAAAGGAAGACAGAAGAGAAGAGCGTGGTTATGACTACGATGAGGAAGACTGGTCGGACTTTGACTTAGAGGACACTCTCATGCAGATCAGAAACTCCAATCCCGACGACGATGTAAACGATCGTTTAGACAGATTAAGGAGAAGATATGATTACTACGAGAGAGAACTCGACCGCTATGATGCTGATTATGATTCACTCATGGCAGAAATGGATCGCTTGAAAGCAGACAACCGCAGGTACATGATGCGCGATTCTGCGAGAGACGATTTAAGAGAAACAGACGACATGCAGGATAGAGATATCAGGCAGGACAATGACGCAGAGAAAAGTTTCGACGATCTGTGGGAAGAAAGGGAGGGCTAAGTAATGCCAGTTAAACCAACATATGCGGCCGCCAAGTACAGCGCGACCCCAAAAGGAATGGATTTATTAAACGTAATTCGTGCGGAGGCTTCCAATCAGTATAAGGAATGGATTCCGCAGGCAACACAGGATAACATCAAAGAGGTAGGAAATCCTATCTTAAAATATCAGGCGGCGGCGAATGAATTTTTAAGCGCTCTGGTAAACAGAATCGGTCTTGTACTTATCACAAACCGTACTTATAATAACCCACTTAAGCCGTTTAAGCGTGGTGAGATTACACTCGGTGAGACGATCGAAGAAATCTTTGTAAACATCATTAAGGCAGAGCCTTATTACAGAGAAGACGATCTCGGCATGACAAATCAGGAGGACTTGTTCAAACAGAGAATACCTGATGTCCGCGCTGTATTCCACTCAAGGAATAGACAGGATAAGTTCCCGATCACGATCAGCAACGATGATTTAAGAACAGCTTTCATTTCTTATCAGGGTGTGGAAGATTTAGTCGGTAAGATTATTGAGGCTGTGTACACTTCTGATGAGTACGCAGAATTCCTGCTCATGAAGAACATTTTCTTAGAGGCAGGAAACAGAGGTGCAATCTATCCGGTTGCTATTCCTGACCCGACAGATGAAGCTACTGGAAAGCAGGCAATGACGGCTATCCGTAAAGCGGCTCTTGACTTAACTTTTATGTCTGACAAGTACAACTACATGGGAGTAACTACTCACACACCAATCGGAGAGCAGTATATTTTCATGCTCACCAGTCTTGCGGCAACCGTAGACGTAGAAGTTCTTGCATCTGCTTTCAACATGGATAAGGCTGATTTTATAGGTCGTCGCGTTATCGTAGATGATTTTGGTGGCCTTGAGAAAGAGGGTGTTGTTGCTCTTACGGTAGACCGTGAATGGTTCATGGTATTTGACAATTACCTTGCCATGACAGAAGTTTACAATGGGGCAAGGCTCTACTGGAACTATTTCCTTCATCATTGGCAGACGCTTTCTTATTCTCCATTTAAGAATGCAATCGCTTTCACGACACAGGCTCCGGCTGTAACAGACGTAGCCGTAACCCCCGGAACCGCTTCTCTTACAAAAGCGGTAGGTGGAACGATTCAGTTTAAAGCAGATGTAACCGGAACAGGCCTTATCTCTCCAGAGGTTACATGGACAGTTACCGAAGATGCAAATGCATCGATTGATGCAAACGGACTTCTCACAGTAAAAGCCGGAATCACAGCTGATACTTTAACGGTTACAGCCGCTAGTAAAACTGACCCAACAAATACTGGTACAGCTACTGTAACTCTCACCTAATTAACCACAAACAGATAGGAGTTAATATGAGTTATGAACCTATGACAACGGTACGTTTGCTTAAAAATGTGCCGTTGGATAACTCATATACCAATCAGTTCAGCAGGGCATTCTTTCCCACTAGAACAGAACAAACGGCGTATTTCGTTTCAAAGACAGCCCACACAGCGGCAGATTTAACGTACCAGAGGGAACAGAAATACGTCGATTACCCTGCTGAATATGATGAGATATATGAGTGCAACTATTTAATGTATCAGAATAACGCTTTTAAGGCTAACTGGTTTTACGCTTTCATAACCAGAGTTGAGTATTTTTCAGAAGGTTTAACTCGTGTATATTTTGAGATAGATTCGTGGCAAACTTTTTTATTTGACGTGCAGATTCACACATGTATGGTAGAACGCGAACACGTCAACGATGATACAGCCGGAGCAAACTTAATTGATGAAGGTTTAGCACTCGGAGACTTTGTTGCTAATGCTGTAACAGAAAGATACTTTGACACATGGTGGATTGTGGCAGGAGCAACGGTTGACTTGCAAGTTGGAAAAGGCGTAGTTGGAGGTCGTTTTTATGGTGGTACGTTCTCTGGAGTGAGATACTACTGTTACTCATCATCAAGCTCATTTAATGCCATGCTTGACAGACTTTCAACAGAAGGAATGCTTGACAATATCGTTACAGTATTCATGCTACCAGTAGAAGTAGTAAGCCCAAATCAGGAAGACGGGGAAGAATTAGAGAGAAACCCAAACTCATCTAGTGCATGGAACATTCCTAACTCACAGAGACTTGACGGGTACGTTCCACGTAATAAAAAGCTTTTAACCTACCCTTTCCGGTACGTTTCACTGAGTAACCAGAGTGGGTCAGACTGTGTTTTACGCTATGAGTTCTGGGCGGTAGCCGCAGGCGAGTTAAGAACCATGGGAAGTATTTCACCAAACGGAAGAATATGGTGCTGGCCTCAGAGTTACAAAGGTATTGGCGCAAACCTTGATGAAGGTATAAGCATAGGAAACTACCCTATATGCACATGGGTAGGAAACACTTATGCAAATTGGGTAGCGCAACAGCAGGTAACTAACGCAATGGCATTATCAGGTGCGACTGTAAAAGCCGCCACTCAGATGGCACTTGGAAGCCCTTCCACAGCTTTAGCAGGTTTAGCTACCAGTGCAGGCAGTATCGCGTTAAACAATATGCTTGGAGGAATTGAACATAGTTTTACACCAGCACAAGCAAGAGGTAACACGGCGGGTGAAAACTTCCTACTCACATATAATGAGTATGGTTTCATAGCTAAAGAAATGACGATTACCAGTGATTACGCAAAATCTATCGATGGATACTTCGATGCGTTTGGGTATAAGGTAAACAAACTGAAAGTACCAAACACTTCGGGAAGACCATCGTGGAATTATGTTAAAACTGTTAATGCGCAAGTAACAGGTAATTGTAACACGGAACACCTTGTCAACATTAAGAATATGTTTAACAGAGGAGTAACCCTCTGGCATGGTGACTGGGTAGGAGACTACACAAGAAACAATTCCGGTTCCAGTCCGACTCCAGAATCAAAGTATCATTTATCAGTAGTAAATGGATCTGGGGCAGGATATTACAACGAGGGTACAGCTATAGCGATTAATGCTCAGACAGCTATCAATTTTATTAACTGGACAACAAGCGCTGGCGGAACTTTTGACGACCCAAATGCAGTACAAACTACTTTCCATATGCCGGCAAACGATGTAACCATAACGGCTAACTATCAGGAACCTACTGAAACAAGGCTTGACGAATATGCAAGACAGTTCATAGGTGCGGTTGAATGGGACGACACAGTAAGATTATGGCAAGTGTGGTATTATGGCAGTTATGTAAAAGACGCATGGTGTACAACATTCTTAACCTATTGTGCTCACATGATTGGTAAAGGAAATCAAGTTCCAAAGAATGCGGCAGTTCAATCATTGTATGATGCTATGAATAGGCTTGGAAGAACATGGCTAGCAGAAGTTGGAGGCCAGTTACCAAAAGCTGGTGATGTTGTCTTTTTCATTACATCACAGAGCACGACCGTACTTCATCATGTCGGTGTGGTATCAGCAGTTAACGGAAATCAGATTACCTATATCAGTGGAAACACTGGTAACCCGTCAGGTGGAGCAGATGGCGTATTCGAAAAGACAACAACGATTGGTCAGGGCGGAAGGAATTATGCAAAATATTTTGGAAGAGTTGACTACACTTAAGGAGGTGATAGTATGAAAATGAATGACGGATATTGTGGCTTAAACTTAAGCCGTACAACAAGTGAATGGTTCAACGATGCAACTTTCTTTGACTATTACATGAGGCTGAAAGAAATTGCTATCAACTCTTATGAGTGGGTCAATCTTCCTCCTACATGTGACCCTAGGTTCCTAGAACTGACATTGTTTGAGTTTGGGTACTGCTTATTCTTTAAGTACCATTTAAATGATGCGTTCTTGACTTTACAGTGTGCTTTAACTGGACCGTTGAACATTTACCGGATTCCTATTAACAGAAGAGCATATTCTATAACAAAGTTACAGCAGTCGTGTAACGATCAGGATAGTGTAATTGTATGGAATAATTTCTTGAGACAGCCTACGGCTTTAACAGTTCAGCTTTATGCTGAAAGACTTACTAGAATCCAGAGAGCTATTGATGTCAACATTAACGCACAGAAAACGCCTATTCTTATTAAGGGCTCACAGGCACAGCAGAGAAGCTTAAAGAGTATCTACAAAAGCTATGAAGGTAATGAACCTGTGATATTTGGCGATAAGGACATGAATTCACAAATGCTGGAAGTGTTCAGAACAGATGCTCCAGAAAGCTACATCAATCTGGAAATGGAAAAGACACGCGTATGGAATGAAGCTATTACATTCTTAGGTGGTAACAACGCCAACACAGATAAGAAAGAAAGGCTTATCACAAATGAGGTTGACAGTAACTTAGAACAGATCATCATGCAGAGAATGACTTTCTTAGATGCAAGGAAGCAGGCGTGCCAAATGATAAATGATCTATTCGGTAGTGAATTGCCAAATGGCAAAATCGATGTGCGATATCGGAAAATGGAGGTGGAAGACGGTGGCACAATTTACAATGGAACTGAGAACAGTAATGGGAGGGCTGATAGGTCTACCAGAGAGCGAGACGTACAGCCAGATTAAATCTGTAATAGATCGGGCTAGACCTCTTATCTTTGACTTTGATTTCCCAATCTTTGATGAAGCTTATCGTGTACCACTAGAGAACAAAATTTTGAAAACATATTATACGCGTGAAATATGCGATATACCTGTTTCAAAATGGAAACTCCTTTTAGATATTAAGCTTAACGAGATCATGCCTTATATGAATCAGCTTTACAAGTCAGAATTACTAGCATTCGACCCCTTTGTCACGGTAGATTATACCAGAAATTTTAATAGAGATCGTAATGACTTAGAGAACGGCAATAACACAGGATCAGTTACAACGGACGCATCTAATACAACTACGGACAACGGCACTACCAATCAGAAAAACAGGCATAGCGATACACCACAAGGCAAGATTAGTATGCTTGAAAACGATACCTATATGACTAGCGCAGATGTTAATGACGCTACAGTTCAGAACACAAGAACTGATACAGGTAATCAAACATCTGATTCACAAGGTAGCCATTCTAAAAAATTAGATACGACTGAGAATTATTTGGAAACTATCAAGGGTAAAAATGATAGTAAAAGCTATCCGGAACTATTAATGCAATTACGTGATTCTTTTCTTAACATTGATTTAATGGTGCTAAATGAGCTGAACGAATTGTTCTTTATGAGGTATTAATATGGAAAAATTTAGATATTGCTGTGTAAGGTTACTTCCAATCAGCATTGACCAGAGTTTATCCGATTATGAATTTTTATGCAGGGTGGTTCAGTATCTTAATGAAGTAATCGATGAACTCAATAAAATGGGGGCAACAGTAGAAGGTTTAACAGAAGCATTTAACGCATTAAAAGAATACGTTGATAATTTCTTTAATAACCTTAATGTACAAGAGGAAGTAAACAACAAAATCAACCAGATGGTAACAGATGGCACATTTGATACTATCTTCTCAAAACTTTTCAAAAATAATTTTGATTCCATTAATGAAAAGTTCAATCAGGTAAATGCTGACATCGTAGCTACTAATGCAAGACTCGATAGCTTAACAATTACAGACGATCAGATTTACAATCAGTCTCTTGTAGACGAAACGGGCTTCATATTTGCTTCATTGCCTGAACGTTTTGAGAGCAGACATAACGGAGTAGTAGAAGTTACGAGACTTGCTAAACCAGTTACAGGCTCTTCACGATTCGTCACTGACAGAATGAAAATCGGTAGTGTGCCACTCGCAATCAAAGGGAATTTCTTGAAACAGGTGACTGTGTATGACACGCAGGAGGCAACTACTGGAACTATCTATCAGGCATTCACTACCTTTGTAATTATTCTTAAAGGAAATGAGGGCAAATGGTTTGATGTTGAAACCACACCTCAGAACAGCGTCAATATCGTGTTTGGCGAGATAGAGAAAAAGCACAATAGAGTTTTTGGAAACATATTTAATTTCAACCCTACGGGAAATTCAACGTGGGCGGCTAGTTCTCTTATCTCAGCAGGTAGAGCCATTACAGTGCCAGTTAAAGTTTCAACTTTTAAAGAATTAACAGTATCTTATGATGCGGCGGCGTTTATTATGGACACTTATACTCCAACGGTAACTGACCCTCCTACTACTACATTGCTTGGAGCGAGTGGATATAATAGAATCACCAAAGATATGTTACCACCAGATCAGGATTATGTTGTGTTCTGTATAACACCAGTAAATGCTACTCAGTTACCCAATTCACAGGGATTTGATGAACCTTTAAGAGGTATTGGATATTATATGTTTGATAAGTATTCAATTGAATGTGACTATGAGAGTCTACCTTATGGATTCTCCGTGACAATTGAAAACAACATTCAGACTCTTAAAGATCATGGCGGAAAGCTTTTACCCGGTACTCACCCTAATGAGAGTACAACGTGTCATTATAGCAATGATTTTAACGGCGCTTTATATTCAGGCTCAACACACAGCGGAAGTTTATTCTTCCACATCACGCCTGCAATGTATTATACCGCATTGCTTAATCCATTCAGTTGTGCCTATGGAAACGTTAAAGAGGCTGACATGGGATACTTGCATTATGGCCTTGTATGCTCTAAGCTAACTACGCTGTTATGTGGCATAAGAATTCCTTACACAACTATGGACTACGTGTATAATAAAAATTTAGTACACGGAACTGTAAAGCCTCTCAACCTTTTAGGGAATATCTTTGAATTACCTCGTTACACCATTATGACACAGAGATATGAGCAGTCAGGCCATTGCGTAATGCTGGAAGATGAATACGCCATTGACAGAACTAATTTCTTAAAGGTAATTGAAAATGTTCAGCCGGCTACACGCGAAAGCGTCTTCCCACTGGATAATGGGTTTGGAAATTACCTTGCACATACTAATCCTCTTGACTTCTATGTTGGTGCATACGATTACTACACAGAAATTGATTACTCGAAATGTAATGACATAAGCAAAATGAATGACTGGGTTAATCGGCCTTACATTGACAGTCAGTTAATTATGTGTAACAGAGGCTATGGCGGTTTGTATGTGAATGTAAGCAAACAATACGGTAAGAAGCTGATAAGCGTTAAGAACACAGTTACAAACTTTACCATGAGTGTGAACAGCGGCGCAGGAGTAAATATTGTGGTAGCTAATTTAACTGAATTCCCTACTTATGATAAGACGTTCGCAAATGGATATGTGCTTTATGATATCACAGATATTGTAAATGGTATGGGATTTGGAAGATACGTTATCACAGTTGATGGGCAGGTCGAAGTGTTCTATTACAAAGACGTGAGCCAAACTACTGTGAGCATTGATAAGACACCTGATACATGGAAGATCAATGTTAATGATAAGAGCAAGCTTGTATATTATACAGCGGCTTACAGGTTCCCTAATAACTTACTTAACTCGTTGATTTATATGCCGGACGATAATGTTATACCAGTAAACGTTGAAACGGCTGAGGGAACAGCTGTACTTATAGATGTGAATGCTGTGTTCTGGGACGAGGAGACTCAGTGCACATGGTGGAATGATGGTAAGTATTTAGGAGTGTAATAATGTGAGCACTTACATTTGGTGAGATTCATAATCCAAATGTAGGTGCTTTCCTTTGATTATTCACAACGCTCAGGCTGTGTCACGCACAGGTAAATTGGTGGCCACGTGAGCGGCACGCCAGTGTCGCGTCAGGCCGCGCGCCGTTTGAGCGCCCCGAGCGACGCAGGAGCGAGGCCACACAGGCTCCGCCAGT